CTTTTACCTTTGTCGTGGTAAAAGAAAGCCAATCGAACAGAATCACTAAAAAATCACCTCCAAACCTGCATGAATACAAGACAAAACGCGAATCGTCTATGTATGTAGTACCCCCCTGTTAGCAAGGGGGGGTAAACGGCTCTAAGCCGTTCTCTCCCAAGCCTTGACTTTCGTCAATATCTGTGATATACTATTTTTTAGCAGACCTCACATTAACAACCGTTTGCGCCGACATCTGCTCACTTGACGGCTTGAATCCGTCAGCCGCTAAGCGTTCGATTTTTTTGTACGTGTCGAAACTTTCACGCAATTCCTTATTATGAACAAAGAAAAACAAGCCTCGGAATTTTTTCTTATCGACGTTGCCGTCACTTGCTTTGATAATCGGCTCAAACTTAAACACAACCGTCAAGCACCCTTTAATCGTGAACGGCTGATACAGCATATACGTCTGCTCGCGAATCGGCTTTGCGACACGTTCAAAGACTTGGCTCGTGCCTATGATACACTTGATTTGCTTGCGCTGTTGCGTAATCTCGGTGAGCATTTCGGGTGGAAAGTCTCTTGACTGCATGGAGTTGAACCAATTTTGAATCTCGTCGATGACGATGATTTCGCCGAAAATGTCGTTGTTAGTTGCGATAATATCATGCCATGAGTAAATCGCATCGTGCTGATGCACGAAGTCGAAGTTCGTTCGCACTCTCACTTTAGGATACATTTTCATGTACCACATCAGCAGATACGCCACGGTGACAGTCTTCCCGCTCCCTTGTTTCCCTGCCATGATATGAACGCCGAATTCGCGAAAGTAGTCGGGGTTAAACATCAGCTTATCATGTACGAGTTGTCGCGGAAAGTCGATAAACAAGCGTTTTAGCTTGCTACCGTGTCCGATTTTGCGGTACTCGCCTTTGATTGGCTTGATTTTCTTGACGTGCCGAAAGTAGACACGCCAAATGAGACAGGACGTGACGAACGGCGCGACCATCATGAGTATCATGTAGTAGAACATAGTTTACCTCCTAAGCACCACCCATAAATGGTAAAAATGACTTGATACGTATAATAATAGTCATAACAAACTTGAACGTCTCTAATGCAAGCTGTGTAAAAACAATGGGCATTAAAGCGGAAACGGGAAATATATAACTTATTACCCAAAGAAATGAAAAAACATATGACAATGATTCGGGGTCGGGAAGAAACGAGATAGAAGAAAAAGAAGTCCCGAGTGAAAAAGCGACTAAATTAGCGAAAAAACTTTTAAGCCCTTTGAAAAGTGCTAAAAGAAAAAATTCTACAATCATACGTACCTCCTTAAAGTTTAATCCCCACCAGGCAAAACAAAATATGACGGTGCTTTTTTCAATAAATTTCTAAAAAAAAGAACCCATGCAAACCCGATTATTAAAGCGTGTATCATTTTTCTGTAATCGTGAACATAAGAAAAATCAATAGCGTTTACAACCGTGCCATAAACCGAAATTTTGAAAACAGGAACGTCTTCACCGTCAATGGTAACAAAGTCAAATCCTGTCCTTTCACTTATTGACGTTCCGTCATATAGCGGTGGTTTAGGGGACAATTGCTCATCACCCTCTAAAGGAGTTGCAGAGTGTATAGCGCACGGTCCACGTTCCAGAGTTCCGAAAAACTCATATAAAAAGTCACGAACATCTTTGAAAAATGACACTTCGTCCTTAAATATATCATATATTTCATTTATATGAAGATTGATGAACCCCTCAGACGGAACGAAAAGTTCAATAAGTTTATCTGTCATATTCTCTATGAATTCAAATAAAGGATTGAACATTTCGCCAATTCCTGCCAAAAGCCCACCAGCACCGCCTAACATATCACCTACACCACTTGTGACATTACCAATCGAAGTTCCAACAGAATCAATCAACCGTTGCCACCAAGGAATTTTCTCGGGTGTTGCCTCATGGTATGAATCATCATAATAAAAATTAGTGATTTTTAATGACACGTCACCAATTGCCTCGATAACACGGTTGAATCCGCTTTTGAGTTCAAAAATGATTGTATCTAATCGCCCGAGTATGCGGCTGTCGTCAAACGTGATGTTGTGATAATTATTCACTGTGATGTTATACGTGATGTCGCCTGTGTCGGGGTCTCGGACGATTGTCACCGTGTCATCATCACCGAGTTCGTCCAAAATGGCGGTGAGTTTATCAGGAAGTTTCACAGTCATTATCAATTCGAGCGGCGGCGGTTGGTGGTAGAGGTTTTCGGCGGTAAGCGTTAAGATGTAATCATGAAGTGTCAAATTTGAATAGTAATAAAATTCTGGCGGAACGTAGAAAAAGCCAAACGCCCCCGATTCACCAAAAGCCGACACGTCTGAAACACTGCCGTTACTTACAATATTAGGAAAAGTTTTCACATTATTGGTTATCGTTTGATAGTTTGAGGGCTTTTGTCTGACTACCTCACTGACATTGAGCCAATGATTGGTTGATGTACTTACTTGCAATGAATGATGGCTATATGTGAAATTCCCTAAATCTCTTGTCAAATAAAATTCCATTCCATTCAAGTCAGTGCTTGAAGTATAAGAACAAGCATATCTTTGACCCAACATCTTAAACCAGGAATTAAAATAATACGAGAACACTTTAACCGAGACTGAACCGTCTGTTATTTTCCATTCGGTTGAATTACCGTTTCCCCATTGAAAGTACAATTCGTCTTGATATATAAAAAACGGTATAATATATGTCAAAGAATCTTTATGATTAAGTCCAAAATACAAAGACATCATTTCATCCCAATCACTACCGCCGACAATTGTTTCAGGTACATACTTATCAAACGTGTAATCACCGATTTGTATATGATTAGAGCCATACTGTGTGTACAATGCTTGACCGCCGTTAAAATGCAAGTCAACCCCTGCCCAATCGGTCAAAATTCGTTCAAGCTCGGGGCGGCTGACTGTCGTTTCGTTCTTGTCTTGTAAGATGTAGTCCCATACACCCTCGGGTAAAGGTATATCGGGAGCGAACGCCAACGCTACAGGGCGAAACATAGGCAGTATCAGAATCGCGCACAGCAGTATTGAAATTATTCGTTTGTTCATGTTAGCCCTCCTATATGAAATATGTAGTATGGGTGAGATTTTACTCTCACCCATTGCCAAAACCACCTTAAAATCACGTATTATCGAGACTTTGAGCTAACTTCGGCTTACGCTCCCTTTACCATGCCTTTGACCCAGTTGACTCCCTTTTTCAACACGACAAAACCAAGAACCCCGGGAAAAACAACCATAACAAGCACCACGAATTCACCAAGCAACGCAGTTACAGTAGCCGCCGTAATCAAGTCGGTTAAATCGGGAATTGCATTAGGTATACCCATAATAAAGCCCTCCTTTCTTAAAAGATAACCCTAACTAAATTGTAGGTCTGCTTAGCAGTCCATACAAGAAAGCGGATAACACCGAAACAAGCAAACAGAATCGCAACAGAACAACCAACGCCAAAAAAGTCTGCGCCTGTTTCTAAGAATCGCTGTTGTTCAGGAGTGCCGACAATCTCGGTAGTGCCCTTGTTTGCAAGTTCGTATTCGTGTTCATACTCTTTGACACGACTTTCTACCAGTTCATAACAATCATTACAAAGCGGCTCACCGTCTGAATAATCACTGCAAAGCTGTATATCGCCAAAGAAATACTCCCATGACTTTTCGCCGATTGCGGCAAAAAAATCTATAAAAGTGCCGTCTGATTGTGACCACTCGTAAATAATTTTACCGACTTCAACGAAATAACCTACCATGTGTCACCTCATTAGACTGGAACGAGGTCATAAGCGATAATGTCCCCGACCTTTGCAACCGTGTCTAACATTTTAGACTTTTCGACATCAGCAATACCGTATTGCGCCCCTGCTTTGCTTACTCCTTCGTTGATTTCAGCAACTTTCGCTTTGGGTTGTCCTGTCTGCTTGTCAATCCACGAACCAATGACTAAATAACGCATTGTCATTCAGATTGTCCCTCCTTTCCTAAAATTGAGTGTCTGCGATGTTGCTTTAGCTCCACCATGATTTCGGGCGGAAATTCGCCGTCAACAGGTTGCGCCGCCTTTTCGGCTTTCTTTCGCTTACGGTCCATAACCTCATACATGATGATTCCGACACAGATGAGCGCGGCACAGATGTTCAATGCCATAAAAAGCGCAGTGTTTGCGGTTACAATGTCTAACATGGTAACACCTCCTAAAAATTTATTATATTTATATTATATACCGTTATGGCACATTTGTCAATAGGTTTTTTGCCATTTTGGCAAATTATTTTTTCGTTATCAACTTAAATCATTGACAAACACTCTAAAAATGCAGTATAATAACATTGAAAGGCGGTGTTATTATGACTAATTTTCCAATGATTCTTAAAGCGTTGAGGAAAGAGAAAAAAATCACTCAACAAGAAATGGCTGATGTATTGAACACTACCCAAACGGCATATGCAAGATACGAGCGTGGAGAGCGCGAACCGAGCATGGGAACGCTGGCAAACATATCAAAATTTTTTCAAGTGCCTATTGACTTCTTAGCTGGTGGTTTTCTTTGGCTTGCCGACCCCGAATACAAAATAATAACAGAACATTACAATATCAGCAACATGAAAGCAGTTGCAAAAGCTCTCGAACAATCATTTGAATTAATGCGTGCAAATATTACAAACACTGATATTACAAACGTAATAACAGGCGAAATAGTTTCAAGAGAAGAACAAAGCCAACGAGGACGGTAA